AAATCGTTACGATCTAAGAGGAGAGGAGAGGAGAAGAGAGGAGAAGTACTCTCTTCGGTTCCTACGGAACCTCAGAGAGAGACCCCTAACGGGGTCTCCCCAACGCGACCGGAGATGACTGCTGCCGTGTTCATGCAGAGCTGGAACGAGATCTGCGGGTCGGAGGGGTTGCCGCTCGTCGAGGACCTCACGAACGGGCGGGAGAAGAAAATCGCCAAGCGGTTGCGTCGACAGCCAACCGTGGAGTTCTGGGAGCGGGTGTTCAACGGGGTGATCCGGTCGGAATTCCTGATGGGGCGCAAGCCGAGCCCCACGCATCCAAACTGGACCGCGACGATCGACTGGTTGATCGCGAACGACGAGAACCCGCTGAAGGTCGTCGAGGGCGCCTATGCGTAGACCGCGGAAGCTGAAGCTGGTGGAGCCTGATCCTGTCGAGCCCAGGCCGCGGGCGTGGGAGAAGCAGGCCGATGGGCGGGCCTGTACGCGGCAGGAGAGCGAGGCCTGCTGGCGCGTGGTCGTACAGGTCCTGCGTGGCGAGCGATCGGCAACGGACGGGCTGGACGCGGTGCACGGGATCCTCGGATCGCGGCCGCCACGCCTCGACGATGAGTAGGACCGCCAAGGCGCGGAGCATGGAGTGGCTGTGGGCGCGTGGGTATCTTGTCGGCGACGTCGAGCAGGCGAAGTGGCTGCCGGTTGGGGAGGAGGAGTGCGAGGCCTGTGGGAACCCCGAACTGCGGTTCTGGCGCAAAGATCTCTTCGGGTTCGGCGACCTGGTGGCGATCAAGGCCGACGAGCCGACGATCCTGGTGCAGTCGAGCGCCGACGCGGGTGTGGCCATCCGGCTCAAGGCCTCGGCGGAGTTCGAACGCTACCTGCGCTCAGACCGGCTGGCCCACCTGCACACCTGGAGCCGGCCCGTTGGCAGCCGCAGGCTCTGGCTGCTGCGTCGCTACAACGTGGTGCTCTCGTCGTCTGGTCTCGAGGCGACGCGGATGCTTGAAGAGCCCGCCCCAATGCGGGCGGCTGGTCGGAGATGAGCGCGACGCCGGCACAGGATCAGGCCGGCCGGTGTCCAGGATGTGGGTCGCCAAGCTTCGACGGCGAGATGTGCTTCAGGAAAGGATGCGGCTACATGGCAGGATCTGGCAGAGAGGTGAACTTGACGAAGAGCCGCCAGTCGAGGAGGAAGGGTTGGCGCTGTGCCTTTTGCCCATTCACGATGCCGTATCCTGCAGGCCGCGCGATCGCGAAGCATATGCGGGAGGCGCATGGGTCAGGCGTGGATGGTGGCGCTACGCCTGGAACCAAATTGCACACGTCTGCACCAGCTCCTCGAGAGGCCCCACGGACTGCAGTGGCTGGCATCTGTGGGGCGTGTGGCCAGCCACTCCCGTCCGACGGCGAGCGCCTGATGGAGCAGACTTTGATCCGGCGTGGCGTTCCCGCTCAAATGGCGAGGGCCCTGGCGCGGACCTCTGGGATGTTGCAGCGGCTGACTCACCTGGTTCAGGCTGTAGGGGTAGCCGGAGGGAAATGAATGCCTCGGCTTGCACCTCGAGCATGCACGACATCCGGGTGCCCTGGACTCGCTAGCCTGGGGAGCAAATGCGCCGGCTGCCGTCGTGCAATGGTTGCTCAGTATGAAGCAGGCCGACCGAGCTCATCCAAGAGGGGCTTCGGTCGCGGGTGGCGGAGGCTGCGGGCCCAGGTCCTACGCGAAGAGCCCATCTGTGCCTGCGGCGTTCCGACCAGCGAGGTCGATCACATCCTGCCGACGGAGCGCGGTGGCACTAACGCGAGGGAAAACTTGCGCGGTCGATGCAAATCGTGTCACAGTAGAAAGACAGCGCTTCACGATCGGCGCTGGGGTCCTCGTGGGGCATGATGAGCTCAGGTGGGGTGGGGGGGATCAATTCTTTGGAGTTCCAGCGTGTGCACCGGGCGCGCAGTCGCGCTGGCATTTCCGGGAAATAGAAAATGGGCCGCAGACCAGTTCCCTATGAGCTCGCGAAGCTGAGGGGAAACCCTGGAAAGCGAAGGCTGCACCGGAAATTCCCGAGGCCGCCTGTCGGTGCGCCCGATCGGCCGAAGTGGTTGAAGGGCGACGCGGCCGCGGAGTGGAACAGGATCGTGCGCGAGCTCGTGAGAGCGAAGGCGATCGCCAAGCTGGACCTCGCGGCGCTGGCGTCTTACTGTGTCGCGTGGTCGGCCCTGCGGCAGGCAGAGGAGCTCGTCGCGAAGCTGAACGGCAACACCATCATGGACAGCGGCGACGGCAAGAAGAAGCCGCACCCAGCGATCATCATGCGCCGGAACGCGCTCGCGGAGCTCAGGGCGTGGGCGCGCGAATTGGGTTTGTCACCGAATGCGAGGGGGCAGATCATCACGCCGGCGCCAGGGGATGAGCATGCGGACGCGATGGGCGACCTCCTCGATTAGGCTTACGAAAGAGGGCCAGAGCCGCGCGGCGCGGGTCGTCAAATTCCTCGAGTCGCTGGTGCAGTCGAAGGGGCAGTGGGCCGGCCAGACTTTGCGCCTCTTGCCGTGGCAGCTCAACGAGGTCATCGTCCCGCTCTTCGGCACGCTCAACAAAGACGGCAACCGTCGCTACCGCACCGCCTACGTCGAGATCCCGAAGAAGCAGGGCAAATCGACCCTCGCCGCCGGCATCGCCCTCTACCTGCTCTGCGCTGACGGCGAGCACGGGGGGGAAGTATACGGGGCCGCCCTGGACAAAGATCAGGCCTCGATCGTCTTCAACACGGCGGCTGACATGGTCCGGAGGACCTCATGGCTGGCCCGCGTCCTCCAGATCAATGACACGCACAAGAGGATCGTCTACCCAAAGACCGGATCCTTTTATCGGGCGATCCCGGCCGACGCGGCCGGTTCTGAAGGATTCAACGCCTCGGGGATCATCTTTGACGAGATCCACACGCAGAAGACGCGCGAGCTATGGGACACGCTCCACACAGGCACGGCGGCACGGCGGCAGCCGCTCACCTTCGGGATCACGACGGCCGGCCTCGATGGCGAGTCGCTCTGCCGCGAGCTGCACGACTCGTCGAAGGAGATCATTAAGGGCATCGCGCACGACCAGACGCTGTTCTCGCTCATTTACGGAGCGCCGATGGAGGCGGACTGGACCGACCCGAAGCTCTGGAAGAAGGTGAATCCATCGCTCGGGAAGACCGTCGCGCTCGATTACCTGCACGCCGAATGCGAGAAGGCGAAGCAGGTCCCTGCGTATCAGAACACGTTCCGCCGCTACCATTTAAACCAGTGGGTCAAGCAAGAGACGCGATGGATCGATCTGCGGCATTGGGACGCCTGCCGAGGCGACGTGGATCCGGAGGCCCTCGCCGGACGGAGCTGCTACGGCGGGCTCGACCTGGCGAGTACGACCGATATCGCCGCTCTGGTCCTCGTCTTCCCGCCCGAGGCCGAGGAGGAACCGTATCACGTGCTGGCCTACTTCTGGATCCCGGAAGAAAACATGATCGAGCGGAGCCGGCGGGATCGCGTACCATACGACGCCTGGGTGCGGGACGGCTTCGTCGCGGCCACGCCTGGCAACGTGATCGACTACACCTTCATCAAGCATCGGATCGAGGAGCTCGGCGGGAAGTACCGCATCGAAGAGATCGCCTTCGACCGCTGGGGGGCGACGGCGATTTCCACTGACCTGACAGACGCCGGCTTCACAATGGTCCAGTTCGGCCAGGGCTTCGCCTCGATGTCCGGGCCCAGCAAGGAGCTGCTCAAGCTGGTCCTGTCCAAGCAGATCCTACATGGCCGGAACCCGGTGCTGCGGTGGATGGCGGACAAGGTCGTGGTGCGGCAGGATCCGGCCGGCAACATCAAGCCGGACCGCCAGAAGTCCCGGGAGAAGATCGACGGCATCGTGGCCGCGATCATGGCCCTGGACCGCGCCCTGCGCCACGCCGGCGACAGCGTATACGAGGAAAGAGGTTTGTTGACTGTCTAGGTCCACCACACGAAAGGAGGCGACCGTGAAAAGATTGTTGGGCGTGATTGCAATGGTTTTTCTGATCGCTTTACCATCTAAGTCAATCGGCGCTTCGACGTGTGACCTCGGTCGCGAGCTGCTGGTTTTTTACGATGCTGCCGATCGCTTTGGTGAGGCCGTTATGCGCCGTGAAATGGCCTGGATCTCGCGCAAGCATGCTGACCGTGTCAAGACGGAATATGAGAGCGCAGACGCGGCATTCACCTCTCGCTGCCGCGAGACAATGGCCAAAAACGACCAAGCCGTTCTCGTCTACCTGTTGATCAAGAAGAGCGCCTCTGGATTCAGCACGGCCTTGGTGAAAGTCAACACGGCCCATGGCGTAGACGTTGTGTTCCGGCTGTTTGAAAATTCCACCGAGCTCCAAGTTCAGGCGCACAAAGCTCTAATCACCTACTTCGGGCTAGGCGCGGCCAACGATCCCCCGAGGTGAGGAAGGGTGCAAGTTGTGTTTGACTTGACCGACGGCCTGGTCATACTCGGCCTGATCCTGGCCGCTGTCGGGGCCTACCTGTCCTGGGGATGGGGGCCGGTGCCGCTGCTGGTCGGCGGCGTCCTGATGATCCTGGGCATCGCGCGGGCCATGCGTGCGCCGCGCTGAGGAGGCTGATGGGTCTGGTCACTAGGCTCCTCGAGGGCCGATCGTCTTCACTCGCCACGCCGGAGAAATGGTTGGTCGAATGGTTCTCCGGCCGCGAGACCGCGTCCGGTGTCAATGTCACCGCCTCCACCGCCCTTGAGTTCCCTCCGTTTTGGGCCGCCGTTCGCGTCATCGCTGAGACGATCGGATCCTTACCGCTAATCCTCTACCGCCGGCTCACGCCGCGAGGCAAAGAGCGGGCGGTCGATTCTCCACTGTACGGCCTGTTGCATTCCCGTCCGAATCCCGAGATCGGTTCAATGCGTTTTCGCGAGCTGCTGAGCTCGCATGCCGCCGTGTGGGGCAACGGTTACGCCGAGATCCAGCGCGACAAGGCCATGCGGCCGATCGCCCTGTGGCCGCTGCTGCCCGACCGCACGTGGGCCGAACGGGTGGACGGCATCAAGCGATATCGGACGGTCGTGGATGGCCGCCAGATCATCCTCGCACCGCACCAGGTCTTCCACCTCGCCGGCCTCGGGTTCGACGGCCTGCGCGGGTACTCGGTCGTCAGCCTGCACCGGCAATCGATCGGCCTCGGTCTGGCGGCCGAAGAGTTCGCCGGTCGCTTCTTCAAGAACGACGCCGCGCTGGGCGTCGTTCTGAAACATCCGAAAACCCTGTCTGATCCGGCCTACAAGCGCCTCGAGGCGAGCTGGCGAGCCGAAAGCGGGCTCAGCACGGCGCACCGTACCAAGATCCTTGAGGAGGGTCTCCAGGCCGAGCGCCTGTCGATCCCCCTACGTGATGCGCAGTTCATCGAGGGGCGTCGATTCAACGTGGGCGACATCGCCCGGATCTTCAGGGTGCCGCTCGCGCTGCTCGAGGAGCACGAAAAGGCGGCGACCTACGCCAGCGTCGAGCAATTCATGCTCTCGTTCGTCGTCCACACGATCCGGCCCTGGCTGGTCCGGTGGGAAGAGGCGTTGAACCAGCAGCTCATCCCGGAGGCAGATCGCGAGGAGATTTTTGCCGAGCACCTGATCGAGGGGCTGTTGCGGGGCGACACACTCTCACGCTATCAGGCCTATGCTATCGGACGACAGTGGGGCTGGTTTTCGGCGGATGATGTGCTCGACCTCGAGAACAGGAACCCCCTCCCGAACGGCCAGGGCGAGAGCTACATGGTCCCGCTCAACATGATCCCGGCATCGGATCTCGCAGATGGCGGCCTCGCCCGCAGGCCCATGGTGTCGGATGTGGCGGCCAGCCGATCCCTGCCAGCACAGGAGCTGCGCGACGGCCGCAATCGCCGCAGGCTCGCCAAGAGCTTCGAGCCGGTCGTGGCCGACGCCGCGCTCAGGATCCTCAAGCGCGAGACCAAAGAGGTCATGCGCCTGGCAAAAAAGCACCTCTCGTCCCGGGCCGTGCCGGCGTTCCTTGACGCAGTCGATCGATTCTACCTGGATCGCCCGGCCTGGATCCGGCAGCTCATGGCCGGCCCGCTCACCGTCTATTCGGACGCGGTCGAAGGCGACGCGTCCCGCGAGGTCGGCCGCGACCCCGGCACGACAGATAGCCTCGAGGCCGTCAGGAGCTCGTACCTGGACGGCTTCCTGCAGCGCCACATCGAATCCTCGCTTGGCCAGGTCAAGGACGTGGTGCGTACCTCGACTGAGGACGGCGCGGATCCCATCGCAGCGCTCCAGACGCGCTTCGCCGAGTGGGATGAAAAGCGCCCGGCGAAGGTCGCCGGCCGCGAGACGATTCAGATGGGCGCGGCGATCGCCAAGGCGGTCTTTGTCGCCGCCGGCTTCACGCGACTGGTGTGGCGGTCGGCCGGAGGACGCTGTCCATATTGCACCAGGCTCGACGGCAAGACGGTTGAGATCCATCGCTTTTTCGTGGACGAGGGAGACGACGTCTGGCCGCGCGAGGAAGAAGGCCCGATGGAGATCCGCCGGCCGGTGGGGCATCCGCCGCTCCATGCCGGCTGCGACTGTATGATTTCCCCAGGATAGGAGGAATGCGCGATGCCGCAACGAATTCAAAGCATGGTCTTTTCGAAGTCCACAAGCCCGTCTGACGTCAACGACGGCGGCGGCTGGACGGATAGCGCCGCGCGCGCCTGGCTCGAGGGCCACGAGCTGAGCGCGCCTGATCCGGACGAGACCGAGGAAAGCCTTCGCTATCGCCAGTTCGATCCGGACCAGTGCGAGGCCGGCAGCTTCCAGACGCTGACCGAAAACTTACCCGTCGGCGTCTCGGCCGTGGCCTGCGACGTGGCAGAGGCATCCGAGCGGTTCAAGGTCGGCGACCGCGAGATCCGCAGCTCGGCGGCCGAGTTCCGGGTGGTCGAAGCCCCCGACAAGCTGCCCATTCTGAGCGGCTACGCGGCGGTCTTCAACAAAGAGTCCGATCCGCTGTTTTTCGGCGCCAGGGAAGTGATCCGGCCTGGCGCGTTCGCCGAAAGCATCAAAAATGGCGACGACGTCCGGCTTCTCTACAATCACGGTCCGGATACCGTCATGGCCAGAACGACCGCAGGCAACCTCACCCTGTCGGAAGATGACGTCGGGCTCAAGATCGAATCCACCCTTGACCCCGAGGATTTCGACGTGAAGCGGGTGCTTGGCAAAGTCCGGGCGGGCCTCGTGACCCAGATGAGTTTTGCTTTCGAGGTGCCGCCAGGCGGTGACCGCTGGGGCGGCACGAAAGAGAAGCCATTGCGGGAACTGCTTCGCGCGAAGCTCTTCGACGTCAGCCCCGCGACGTTCCCGGCCTACCCGCAGACCACCGTCCAGGTCCGGGACCGCATGCGGGCGATTCTTGATCCGGACCCGGCTCGGCTGGACCGCATGCGCCGGCGCCTGGAGCTGGAGGGCAGGAGGCTATAAGTTTGGTTTGACGCGCCCGGCCCCTATCCGTATATTGTCGGGCGAGACTGAGCGTACATAGGCGGCGATCCGGCCAATAGGCGCGACCCCTTGCAGGGCGCGTGCGGTCGGCCAGCCGGCGCACAGACCGATAGGCGACCCCTTGCAGGGCGCCCGGCTGATGCGAAATGGGTGCGAACCCAATTCGTGTCTTCCGGGCGCCTCTTTTTTTACGCGCCCGAACGCGGAGGAGGAGACGGTGAAATCGAAAGAGCTGCGAGAAAAGCGGGCCAAGCTGATCGCTGACGCCCGGCAGATCCTCGAGCGGGCCGAGACGGCCAAGCGCGAACTCACGCCCGAGGAAAAGAGTCAGTGGGACACCATGATCAAGGACGTGGACACGCTCGGTCAGGATATCGAGCGCGTCGAGCGGCAGGAGAAGCTCGAGGCCGAGCTCA